TAGCTTCTGCAGTTGGATATGGAGCTGGTGCAGCAGCTGAATCACAAAAGGCTAAGAGTACAGGTCAAGCTATCAGCGGTAAAGAAGGTTCTTTATCGGAACAAGAAGGTGTTGCCAGGCGTTTGGCGCAGCTTGAAATGGAGCTTAATCAGGCTGGAATGAATCAATATATTGCAGCAACTAAAGATCTCCGTCAAAATGATATTGATTCAATGGTTCAAGCTCAGGAGCGTTTAATGCCTTTTGCTGAACAGTTCCAGCGAAATCAGGCTATTCGTCAACAATCAATGATTAATACGATGGGTCAAAATTATGCCATGCTTGGTACTATCGCTACAGCAGGTAAGTTAGCCACTGGAGCACAAGAAGGAGCCTTTAGAACTCTTAACACTGCAATGACAGCTAATCCTTATGCACAGAATGTGCTTCAAGCACCTTCCATTAGCTTTGGGTAATCATGAGTGAAAGTACTCCTTATAATTTTGGTTTGTTAGATACGGATCTAACAAATACTTTTCCCACCTATGCTCCAAGGGGCTTGGCAGGCTTTAATTCAAATTATAGTGGCTTAATGCCAGGGGGTAGTTCTTCTTCCTTTGGTACTGGTCTTGATTGGAATCAGATAAGCAATTTATCTCCAATGGGGCAAGCGTTTGCCGTTAATGCTTATATGAATGATCCTGAAAGGCAATTTGGGACGTTTATGCGTTATTTGCCTCAGCTAGAAAAAGTCTTCGATAGACGAGCAGAAAAAGCACAACAACTTGGTTTGCAGTCAAACCTCTGGGGCGCTGCAATTAAATCAATATCTGATCTACCTAAAACCATTGCTGAAAGTGCTGCACGAGTGCGTGAAGGCCGTTTAGCTGGACAGCAAGCAATTCTAAATCAAGCACAAAGACCTTATAATATTAGTGGATTTAATATGCCATACACTTCTTACCGTATTTAATAATTAATTGACGTATAATTAAGACATGAAACAAGTACTGAGGATTGGTAGGAGCGTTGTTTAAATGGCATTACCAGCTATTGGTTTAGGAGCTGCAGCCCTGCTAGGTGGAGGTACAGCTCTTGGTGGTATTGCAGGTGCGTTTGGACAAAATGAAGCTGGTAAGGCCCAGGAAAGAGCAGCAAAATACGCTGCCGAAAAAGCAGCTGAACAAAAAGAAATAGAACTTGCTTTTAATGCAGGTCTTTCTATTTTAGGTCCAGAGTTGAATTGGGCGCGCGATCTTGCTTTTACTGGCTTTGAGGCATTTGATCCTGCCGCTAGAAAAGTCAAAAGTGATCGCGCAATGTACGGCATGATTGAGTCTGGTATGTCGCCTGATCAGGTTGCGTGGGGACGAAGAATGACGGGTGGTTTTCCAAGTGTAGCAGGTAAATATCGTCCACTGTTTAACCTTAACTCGATGGGAGAATAACAATGGCTAGCACTAAACCATTCGAAGATCTTCTTGCCAGCTTACAAGAAGAGGATGATACAGGAGATGCAAATGAAGCATTTGCAAAACTACTTCAATCTACTGCTGGCACATCTATTGCTAATAGATTAAACCCAGCGGAAATTGAAATACCAGAGCCTGGTAATTATGATGCTTTGATTAGTGGTGCCTATTCACAGGCAATGGGTGGTGGTGCTATTCCTTTTCCTGATCTACAAAAGTATAGAAATTATTTCCAGGGAGCTGGCATTCGTTCACCGCAAGACATTACTGCTTTTATCACCCAAGACATTATGGCAAAACCAGGCAATGTTGCTGGTTTAACGCAAGATGATTATCGCAAAAAGATGGCATCTTATTATGGTCAAGAGAATGTAAATCCTGAAACAGGTATGTATACAGGAACATTTGGACCAGGTATTAAAGGTAGAATCGAAGGTCGACCCAATTACACATGATCTAAAATAAAGACAATAAACAGTTAAGACAATGGCAAGACCTTCACTAGAATCAATTTCCAAACGTTACGGACAATACGAAACGTTCGGCCATAAAGATTACGAAGCTGCTAAAAAAGCTGGTTATAGCACTTCTGAAATTAAAGATTGGCTGGATCAGGACTTAAATAGATTACATCCAAATAACAGGCCGGGAGGTATTTCTGGCTTGTACGATGAAATCTCCTCTGGCTACGTAGATCCCAATAAAGCCGTAAATGAAGACAGAGGCGCTTCTTATGTCCCTACTGAAAGCAATTGGGCCGCTCCATATGAACCGGAAGGAATGACTCCTTTCGAATATGATTACCAGAAATCAATTGATTTAGCAAATATCAATAAACAAATTCAAAATATGGTAAATGAATCAAATAAATATATTGCAGACGTACAAGCCCGTTCAGCTGGTAATGTAGCAACTATTAGCGCTGGTGCCACCAAGTACACCGCAGATCGACAGAAAGAAGCTACTACCTATGTTGCAGATAGAGAAAAAGAAACTGCCCTTGGTGTTGAAAACATCAGGACCAAAGGTGCGTTAGACTTGCAAGACATTATTAATGCTGGTCTCAAAGATGTAGAAACAATTCGTGGTCAGTCTGCAAGAGATGTGGCCACTATTGGTGGTGAGTTTGATATTCAAGGTGAAGAAATTAAAGGAGAAACAGCTCGTGATGTTGCTAAAATCGATAGAGAAAAAGGTATTTATGAAAGTTTAATTTCTGCATTTAGTTTTTAAAAATATAATGCGTTATAATTTAAGAAACCCCACTAAACAAAACCAATGGCTTACAACGATTCCTCGGATTACACGGAAGGTGCTTCAGTTGATCTTCCCACCTTCCAACAACTGCTTGCTAAGCTAGAAGGCTCCAAGAAGCGCCAACAGCGCCAAAAGTCTGTTGAGGGCCGTCGCGACATTTACGCACAAGGCCTTGCTTCTATGATGAGCAACTTCTGATCGGTTGATTTCAAATGGCTAACGGCGACGTCGCTCTTACATATTCTGAAGACGATTGGTTTGATCTTGACAAATATCGTCAAGCTGCCGGAGTAGCCTACGAATTCTCTAAGAAGAAGATGGAGGAGTCTGGTGCCCAAGAACGAGAAACTATCGGTAAAGGAGCTGAGGAGCAGAGAAAGTCAGCGTCTCAATCCCAAGAGTTCAGTCAACAGGACGAAGCCCGAGATTACGGGCAGGCCCAACGAGCTTATCGATATTAAAGTTTTTGAGCACTGGTACGACAATCTAGACTCTGCATCCCAAGAATCTTTTTACGCTTTTGCAGAAGAAATGTTCTCTTCTGTCCAAGTGTATCTTTATGCGAGATTCTTGGGATACAACGGCAGTATTACAGCTGTTGATGATTGGCTTCACCGTAAGTTCGACAAACCTGATCATCTTGCAATCTTGATTGATGAAATCGAGAAGATGCAAGAAGATATTCGTAAACTTAGAGATGATATTGAATCTGCCGCTGTTAAGCGTGACGTTGGTGTTGCGCGTATTGCTGCGATGCAAAAAGAGTTGCGCAGTACTATTGCACAAGTAGATTCTTTTATTTCTTCCAAGGATCGCAAAGGTCTTCTGATGGCTGGTGCCGATAGAGCACTTAGAGAACTCAGTGCAATCTTTAAAGATGATCCAATTGAAGGTCCTCTGCAGGAAGCGTCAATGTCTGTATGGGCTAAACTACAGTATGAAGACTGAATAAAATGCAACCACAACAGCAGCAACCAGAAGGTCCTCAGAGCATTGATCCTCAGCTGTTGATGGAGATGGTGCGCAAGATGGCCAAGAACCGCCAGGAGGGCGCAGAGGCATCCCCTGGTGCATTCCAGGAGCTGCTTAATGCTCGAATGCAACAAGGATAAAAATTATGGCTAAAGGTAAAATGCCACCGCAGCTTCTTGAGTACTTCAAGAATAAGAATGCCAAGAAGGAAGACGGTAGTGACAAAGATGACAATGAAAAACGTAAAGATGCAATGGATGCATCTAAAGCTAAACGTGCATCAAAGGCAGCTAAAAAGTTTAAAAAAGATAAAGAAGCCAAGTAATCTGATAGTATTTAACAAGCAGTTAAATTAGACAGTGCCTTCTCATCTTCATCTTGCTTATAGGCGGAATGCAAAGGCTGCTATCCAAAAGCACAAGATCCGTAAAAGCAAGAATGAAGATCTCCTGGAGCGTGCAAGAGAAGACTTTGGTTTCTTTTGTGAATACGTAGCAGATAAACCACCAGCAAATCACCATAGAGAATGGCATAAACAATTAGTAACGAATGAAGATACTGATTGTCTTGTAAAGATTGCTGGACCAAATATTGATCTACTCGGTCCCAGGGGTTCAGCCAAAAGCACCGTGTTGGGTTTATTCACTGCATGGGCAATTGGTGTACATACAACAGCAAAAAAACCTCTTCAAATTCTTTACTTGTCTTATACAGTTGATATTGCAAGATCTAAATCTGCAACCATTAAACGCATCATTGATAGCAAAAAATATCAAGACGTATTTCCATCTGTTCGACTGCTTAAGAATGTAACAAGTAATGAGTACTGGTCTATTGACCATAAATTTGCAGGAATCGATACTACAGGTGAAGAACAATTTACTCTTTGTGCTGCGGGTCTAAAAGGTTCAGTTACCTCTAAGCGATCCCATTTGTGTATAATCGACGACCCGATCAAAAGCTCTGCAGATATTGGCAACCCCGACATACGTAAAACAATGCAGGATAACTGGAATGCAGTTATCTCTCCAACAATGTTTGAAGGCGGTAGAGCGATATGTCTTGGCACCAGATTCAGGCATGACGATATTCATGCAACAACTTTCTGCCCGCAAAACAATTGGATGCAGATTGTATTGTCAGCAATTCAAAACAATGAGGAAACGGGTGAGGAGGAGTCGTACTGGCCTGAGATGTGGTCCTTGGAATACTTGAAAGAAAAGAAACGGCAAGCACCTATTGCTTTTTCTTTCCAGTACATGAATCAGATCGTCAGGCAGAATGAACTGTCCCTGGCGCCAGAGCTACTTGTTAAGGCTGAGATCGCAACAGAATTCGATACCCTTGGAGTTGGTGTGGATCTATCCGCTGGTACA